CTTGCATGTCCACTGTGCTCCCGGCTGCGCCGGGAGTCGTTGTACCCCAGGTTGCACCTGGGGTTAGGACCGTTACACGGTCCGACCGCATAGCGAGGCTCCTTCGAGTCTTGGTTTTTGTGGTCCGGAGCGGGTTGCTTCGCCTACACAATGTGTGTTGGCAAAAGCTGACCCAACTAGCTTCAGCTGTTAGGCGCATCGTGTGTCTGTACGTGCGCTTCTTCATTTGTGCGCACGCGCGTCGTCACGTTCTCACACGTTGGATGAACTCGTTCATCTCCCGCGAGGACAGGAAGGCGCTCAACGCGGCACGCAATGCTACCTGGCAGCAAACCCTGAACAAACCTTCAGAGAACCATTCGCACCCTTTCGCCCAACTTACTCGGCTTGAGGGCATCGACACCATCATGGCCATCGCGCGTTCGGCGGGGCTCCAGCCATACTCTTGGAGCACATCGACACGCGAAGCAAGCCGTGGTGCCATAGGTGAGCGCGCCTACTACACCGTCGCCGATCTCCAGCAGGAGCCTCGGCTTGATGATCGTCCGACCGACGCGTTGGACGTGTACGTAGACGTCGATTTCCACCTCTCGAATGATGAACTGTTCAGGGAATACGGCCCGAAAGGCTTGTACACTGTCTTGCCTAAGACAGTTGCTGGCAAGGGTAAAGATTCGTACTGGTATATCAATCCGGATGGGAATTACACAGAACACGTGTGTGGTGGGGCTATTTATCGTCATCTTGTATGGGATTTCGGTACAGACCTCATCGCTTATAAACGCTGGTTCTCTTTTGACATGTACCATGTCCATGTGATCCCTGGCCCGGCAAACCGTGCAATCGTCACCCTGGTCCCTGCCTACCGGTGCCGTCTCCCACCACTCCTGCTTTCGCTCTTTGGTTTCAAAATCCCTGAACTGAAGCGCGTTGGCGTCACGTCCAACAAGACAATTGTGCAGCTCAGATCGGTTGATCCTGCAACGCTCGATGTCATGGTAAGCACCCGTCTGCACACTGCTGACGGATCCGAGGTCACTATCAAACAGTCGACCTGGGACGCTATTCTCTACCATCTCAGCGTCACGCAGACACCTGGTGTCGGCGGAGTTGCGTGCGTAGCTGAGAACTGCGGTGAACGTCTGACTGATGGTCAGAAGTACATCCTGGCTCAAGCCGCGCGTGCGCCCACCGAAATCATTGATCCCGTGAACTTCACTCGCGGTCCCATCATCAATCCCGGGACCCCGTTTGCGAGTCTGGCTGCCCCGCCTCTTGTCACTCCCGCTGCTGCGGCGACTGCACATGCAGACAACGCCGCGGGCGCTGTGAATGAGCGCGTCAAGGATGTGAAGAACGTGGCTAAAGTGCCCGAGAAGTACGTGGATTATGCGAAGGAATTCAATTCGTTGATGTTCCCAGCAACTGAGCAAAAGCTCACTCCACTCACTCGTGAGGAGGCAATTACTCGTCTCGCGAACACACCGACCAAAACACGTCGGTACTTGTTCAATGAGTTAAGTCTCCCATCCGAGAAGCTCGAAGCTGTCATGGCTTTCTTGAAAAAGGAAGTCACTGAAGGCGCGCTGAAGAAGAAAGCTCCCTCCCGGCTCATTTTTCCGGTCGAGGTTGAGACACTCATCCTCGTCGCGCGTTTTACCTTCCCGCTCAAGGATTGGCACAAGGCTAATGCTACAAAGAGGATTGATGGCGACCTGTGCGTTAAAACCCCGTACATCGTTGGCTTGACTCCAGAGTACACCGCCAAGGCGGTAACAAACTTCGTGAAGTCAGTTGACGGTCCCACTTGCGATACGGATTTCAGCAAGATGGACGGGACGCATGGGCCCTTCAACGTCTCTCAGTATGGCCACCACGTTCGATCGGCTTACACAAAGGAACACCACGCCGCAATCGATGCAGCTTTGTCTCGCAACACCAATCGCGTGATTAAGCTGCCACTCTTCGCCGAACTCCGGAAGCGCATGAAATTCGATTCTGGGTCGATGAATCTGAGCGGCAAGGCGGACACCACTGATTGCAACTGCTGGTCTGGCGCGTTTACGCAATACGCCGCGGCACGCAACGCTGGCCTGGTCCCCACGGCAGCATTCGAGTCCATCGGAGTCATCTTTGGTGATGACGGACTCGCGAACGCCCAGTTTGACCTGAAAACCACGGCAAGCGACTTAGGTATGATCATCAAAGTCGCTGAGCCGAAGGCTAAAGGCCAACCGGTCGTGATGCTGTCCCGTGTATACGTGAATCCTGTACACACCCTCACCTCGATTTGTGAGCCCACCCGCGCACTCGCCCGCGTTCCCGTTGTCGTGAACAAGGACGTACTTGCCGGATTGGCCAACAAGGTTGAGGGCTACATGGTAACCGATGCCCATACCCCAGTAGTGGGGGAGTACTGCAGGGCACTTAAGCGCATTTATGGGCTTACAAAGTGCCTGCAGAAGGCGACCGCTGACGAGATGTACAAGCTCGAAACAGCTAGTCCTTACCCATATGATCCGAGTGATCGTGACTTATGTGTAAAAGTGGCCGCCGACCGCATTTGTGCTGTAAATGCAAGTTGGGCCGGTGTATCGGACACTGAGTGTCTTATCACCGCTCTCAATGCAGCCAAAAGCAAGAAAGACCTTGCCTCCTGCCGTATCGAGGAGGCAATGGCCGCCGACCCGTCCCTGATTGTCGTAGGGGATGCCGTCGCGCGCGAGTAATCGGACCTGTCGGGTCTGAGTGTCTTGGAGGGCGGGTGGGCCCTGCAAATTTCAGCACACATCACATACTGACGTTTCCTCACAACACACCACAGGCATGCCCGCCCGTCGAACCGCAGCACGATCTAAGCGTAACACAGGCGTGCGCTCTAGCATTCGCAAGCGTCGGCCGGCTGCTCGCGCGTCTCGAACAATTCGCACGAGACGTAACGGCAGCCGTCCACAGGCCGCGAAGCTCCAACACGTCGTGAAACACGGTCTCAACGCGTTCAGCAAGGTCCACCTGCCACTTCCGGTTTCGGCAGGTCCCTACCTTACTGTCACTACGCGTCGTAACATCGTAACTAGCGACTTCTTGCAGCTCTATGCTCCACAGAAATTAGCAATGTCTCCGTCTAACGCGGACGACTGGTCTAACTATGTGGGTTTGACAATGCCGGCATCCACAGACACGATTAACGGGTCAAGCTGGAAATTCAAGACGGTTCCCAGCCCGGGCGTCGATATTGGCGGATTTTTCGAATGTGTTCCGTCCGCGTTCTCGGTGCAGGTCATTTCACCTGCCTCACTGACGAACGCCTCGGGTATTGTTCACATCGGACGCACCAAAGGCACCCTCTCCAACCCTGAATGGGACGATTCCCGTTCTGGTCAGGACCTTGCTGACTCGCTTTTGAGTTACAGCGAGCCTCGCACCGTACCAGTTGCCAAGTTGGCACTGGGCGCCGTGCAGACCAACGCTGTACCTTCAAACATAAGCGAGCTGCAGGATTTTGAGGTGATTTTAGCCGGTACGGATAGCACCGCC